CAGGCCTACGACTGCGAGCCGCGTTTCCTGATCGCCAACAAGACGCTGACGATGTGGCTGGGCTCGGTGCAGATCGTCGGCATGGCTCTGCGCTGGGACCCATCGAGCGGCAAGCTCAAGAGCGACGTGTCGGCGGCCGTGCTCGACCTGCAAGACGCAGCTGGCCGGCACTATTGGCACCGTGCCGAGGCGCTGACGGGCGAGATTGCGACCACGAGCGAGGACGGCAAGCGGATCACCGGCGGCCAGGTGATGCAGCTTTGCGACCTGGTGGCCGAGTTCCGCGTCCCCCGGGTGGTGGTCGAGACGAACGGAATCGGGCAGTTCGCGCCGAGCTTCCTTCGCATGGCCATGAAGCAGCGCCGGCTGCAATGCGGCATCGGCGAAGAGCCGGCGGTCCAGAACAAGAACCGCCGCATCATGGATGCGCTGGAGCCGCTGACCCAGAGCGGCATGCTGTGGGCGCATGTCGATGTGCTCAACGGGCCACTGTGGGATCAAATGAAGGACTGGAACCCAGCGGTCCCTGACCAGCCGGACGACCTGCTCGACGCGGGCGCCGGCGCGGTGACGGACCAGCCCGCGCGCATCGGGCACTCGGTCAGGCACGCAGACCCCGACGCAAGAGACGACTGGCGCCCAGCATCTGGTATCCACGAGTACGAAATTTCAGCCGCAGATTGACAACGAAAGCCGACCATGACGAGCGTAGTTGAACAAACCCCATTCAAAGAATACACCGCCAACGGGGCGACCACGGTATTCGCCTACGATTTCCAGGTACTGCAAGCTGCGGACATGGTTGTCTACGCGAATGGCGTAGTCGTTCCGTCGTCTGAGTATGTGCTTTCCGGCATTGGCGTGCAGGCCGGCGGATCGGTAACGTTCACAGTTGCGCCTGCCAATCTTGTCGTGATCCTTCTGAATCGGGAAATTTCACTCTCTCGCACAACCGAATACCAGACGTTAGGCGATTTCAAGGCTGCCGTTGTCAACCCGGACTTCAATCGCTTGTGGATGGCTCTTCAAGGGTTCGATGCCGTGCAGGGCGGCGCGGTGCGCGCACCGTACCCAGAGCAGATGACCGGTCTGCCGACGGCGGCGGCGCGCGCTGATAGGACACTTGGGTTTGACTCGCTCGGTCAGCCGACCGTTTTGACTCCTGTTTCTGGAAGCGCGGCTTCTGTTCTGACCGACCTTGCAAATACCGCAAGCGCAACGCTTGGTGACGCGCTTGTTGGTCAGGGGGCAATCATTTCGATAATCGATGGCGACCTGACGCGCTACGCCACACTGGCGGCAGCGGTAACGGCAATCGGGGCAACGGCTTGCACCCTGCTTATTCGTGATTCGATTGCGATGGGCGCCAGTTCGACCATTCCGGCAACATGCGTTCTCCGCATTGAGAACGCTGCGCAGATCACGACCACTGGCTTCACGCTCACCATCAATGGGCCATTCAGCGCGGACGTGAATCAATGCTTTGCAGGAACCGGGACGGTCAAGTTCGGCAAGGGCGCAGTTTCCTGGATTTGCCCGCAGTGGTTCGGCGCAAAGGGTGATGGAGTTGTTGCCGATGGCAGCGGCACGGATTCAACGGATGCATTTTTGAAGGCCGTCGCGGCGAGTTGCGAGGATGGCGTTAGCGATGTAGCGATTCACTCGATTTACACGGGAGCCGGAAACTACGTAGTAGGCGCATTGTCTTTCCCGCCCGCCTTCAGGATGTTCGGTGCCGGTCGGCAGATTACCAACTTCGTCGCCAAGACCGGCACGACTGGCGTTTGGTTTGGCGACTCCGGAAGCGCGGCAAAGATCGTGCTCGAAGGCTTCGCCATGTATGCCCGCAGCCTGGCGGGAATCACCTACGGCATTCGGCTGGGCTATGGCGCAACCCAGCACGGCGTTGAGGGCCATTGCCGAGACCTTTTTGTGCGCGATGTGAAGGGGGCGTCAGCCATCCTTGGATTCGACGCAAACGGCAACGTCGCCTACTACGAAAATATCGCATCCTACGATTGCACGAGCGGGATTCGAATAGTTGGCGTGGCGAACATCGCAAGCTCGCTTGTTGCCTATGCGCCAACAGTAACGGGGGTGGAAGTCAACCTCTGCGACATTGACGGGGTTGAGGTAGAAGCGCCTGGAAACTCGTGCGTCCCGGTCAAGTTGTCCGGGAATGCAGACCTGCGCGGACTGATCGTGTCGCTTGCAAACAGCACAACGATTTCTCATCTGGTGCAGATTGAAGCTGCCGCAACGAATTGGGCTGTTTCACCTTTGAATCTGGCCTTCGGCAGCACCCCGGCTGGCGTGACCGTCAGCAACGGGAACTTCAAGCGCTCATCGGACAGCACCTACTTCGGCGGGAACGCCACGGCCGGGAATCGCGCGGGTGAAGGTCACTACTCCAGCGAGTACGCCGGCCAGCGTCCGCAGTGTTTCACGCTCAGCATCACCAACACGGGCGGCACGCTTCAGCACAAAATCACAGAACCCGGCGTGAACGGCGCAACGAACTGGGCTGGCCTGATCAACGGTTCCAGCGCGACGCTTGCCAACACGCCTACAGGCGCCGATGGGTCGACAGCAATGGTTAGCGGCGGCAAGATCGGCAGCGCCAGCACGAACGTTTTTTGGCTCGACACCGCAAACCAGAGGGCTGCCGACTCTCAATTCATGGCCGTTGTGCAGTTCAACAGCGCCGGAACCGATGTGACCGTGACGCCTGGCATTGTGTCGCTGAACATCAACGGCGTGACTCGCACGCGGCTTTCATTTCAGTTCAACAACTCGACGACCGGCGCAGCGTTCGCGCTCACCACGGCAAACATTGCGGCCGGCAAGTTCATTCAAGTTCTGTTCAACGGGGTGCTTTCATGAAGCTCATAGACGACTGGCGGCAGTGGCCGCGCTTTTACAGCACCTGGGCATTCGGCAGCATTGCCACGATTCAGGGCGGGGCCGCTTTCCTGTCCGCTGAAATCCTTGTCATGCACGTCCCGCTTGCCCCGATGCACGTCACCTGGGCGACGCTCATTTCGTCGGCGACGGCGTTCCTGGCGATCAGCGGCGCTATCGGTCGCATCTTGGCGCAAAGCCCTGTTCCGGTAGTAGAAAAGGAAACGCCGCCATGAACCACCAAGAAGAAGACACCGTACCCGGAAAGCTGGATGCGCTACAGTCCAGAATGGCAGCCGCAGAAAAACAGAACATCGGCTTGGATGCCCGCATGGGCGCGCTCGAATCAAGTATGGGCGGACTGCGCGAAGCCGTTGGCTTCAATACCGCATTGACGAAAGAGGCATCCAACGTAACCCACCAAATGGCCGCAAAGGTCGATGCGCTCGGGACGCACCTGGGCCTGCTCGGCGAGTTGCAGGAAACGAAGACCGGCCAAAAGTGGGCTAAGCGCACGCTGGCCGGGGCGGGCGGTATCGCTGGCGCTTTGACCGCCATCGGAGTTGCAGCGGCCGGTGCTTGGCATTGGCTCGGGGGCAAGCCATGAAATCAACACCCGAAGGCCACGGCGGCACGATTCCCGGCGAGCTCGGCCCAGCCATCGAGCGCACGAAGCAATGGACGCCAGCCGACGAAAAGCGCAAGCGCCGCGAGCTTGAGCAGAGCAAGTATTGCCGGGGCTATCGTATTTGGACCAGCCCGGACGGCAAGATGAACGCCGAGATTGACCCGAGCGCGCCGCCACCATGAAGCCAACCCTGACCGAGCAGGACTACCAAGACGCGGCGCGCGCGCTCAACTGCGACGTGCCGGCGCTGAAGGCCGTGTGCAACGTCGAATCGGCAGGCCGCGGATTCAACGCCAACGAGTCGGTGAAGATCCTCTACGAGGGCCACCTATTCCACCGCCTGACCGGCGGCAGGTACAGCGCCACGCACCCGACGCTGAGCTACCCGAAGTGGACCAAGCAGTTCTACGGCCGCGATCAAAGCGCTGAATGGGCGCGCCTGCTGGCCGCCATGGAACTCGACAAGGTGGCCGCGATCATGAGCACGAGCTGGGGCATGTTCCAGGTGCTGGGCAGCAACCACGCGGCATGCGGGTTCAAGGATGCCGCCGACATGGTGAAAGCCTATGCGACTGGCGAGCCGGCGCAACTGAAGGGATTCGTCGAGTTCGTGAAGTTCAGCGGCATTGACGACGAGTTGCGCGAACACCGCTGGGCGGACTTCGCCAAGCGCTACAACGGCCCGGCCTACCTGACGAACGGTTATCACACCAAGATGGCCGCAGCCTATGCGCGCTTCAGTGCGGCATAATCCGCGTGCATTCCGTCACAACCTGAAAGGCGACACCCATGGAACTCATCCACAACGCAGCCGGCACCGGAGGCACCCTGATTTTCGGCATTCTCGTCGGCCTGATCATCGGCGTGATGGGCTACCGCTACTTCTACAAGCGCGACGCCGCGAAGGTGGAAGCGCTGGCTGCCCGGCTCAAGGAGCTCGGCGAGAAGGTCTGATGTGTTTCTCATTGCCGGCGCTGTACTGGCCGGCTTCGTGATCGGGTTTCTGCTCGGCTACTTGACCGACTGGTCAGAACTGCGCTGGTACGAATGATCGTCGGACCCAACATCGCATTCGGCATCGCGGTGGCATCCTTCGTGGCCGGTGGCGCGCTGGCGTGGAAGTACAAAGGCGCCCAGCTCGAAACCTGCGCAGTAGAGCGCGCATCCTTGTCGGCCGACATTGAAGACCAGAACAAGGCCATTGCGGCATTGTCAGCACAAGGCAAGGAAACGACCGAGAAGCTTGCCAAAGCCCTGGAAGCTACTACTCCAGCGGCCAAGTCCGCCGAGTCCCGTGTCGCCCAGCGCAAGGCCCTGCCTGTGCCGAAATCCTGCGACGCGGCATTTGATCTTCTGGACGCTGAGAAATGATGGCGTCGGGGCCGGCCTGTATCGCCGCGCTGGGTCGCGTACTCCAACTATGCAAGACGCTTGCATACCCCAACATTGAAAATGATGTGAGAGCGCCCGACCTCCATCCCCCTCCGGCCGTCGCCATCACAAGGGGCCGCAGTTCCAAAGGGCCACAACTGCGCCGTGTGCGCTTGCGCGCCGCTGCTCACATCCTCATTCTACCGCTGGCCGGCTGCTTCGCAACGGTGCCTGAAAAAGTGCTTGTGCCGACCCCGGTTGCATGCGTCAGGCCCGACCAAGTGCCGACCCGACCGCCGCTCGTGCTCGACAAAGAGATGCCCAAGGCAGACCGGGGCGCGCGGGTGCTTGCGCTGGTCAACTATCAGACGCTGGCCGAGCCCTACATCAGCCGGCTGGAGGCTATCGCGCAGGGCTGCTCAAGGTTGCCGAACTGAGCGCGCGATAAACTGAGCGCGCGATAGAGAGAAGCACGTCGCGGAAAGGCTCAGGCGTCGCGTTGCGGATCGCGGTCTTGTTCTTCCCGCCCACCATCGCCACTACGCCGATACGCCTGGCTTTCTCGTAGCCGTAGCGCTCGATCATCCATTCGGGCAGGCGCTGCTCGCCATTCGTCCAGTTCAGTTCGGGCAGTTCTCGGCGCTGCATGCCGCACGCGATCAACCAAGTCGGCTTCCGGCTGGCGTGCCCGTAGTGGCCTTGCTCGACGTAGCACACCCACACCCCATGTTCGCGGTCGAACTGCCATCCTTCGCACTGCTTCGGCTTGCGAATGCGGAATGCGTCGAATGCCTTGCTGTGCGCTGGATGCTCCAGCACTCCGCCGTAGCGCTTCAGCGCCTTAAACGCGGCCTCGAAGCATCCGCCATCGTCGCCCAGCTTGTACTGGTGCGGCTTGCGCGTGCTGCCGTGCCAGAACCGGCCCCACCGTTGGCAAGGTGGGTGCGCCACTACCGGATGCGGACCAGCGTAGGTGCGCGCGTCGCGCGCCTCGTCCCACGGGTCAACATCAGGAAGCCCGAAGTAACATCCGTCAGTCTCGACGTATAGGGCGGCTACTTGCATGGAGCAGGGCTGCTCACGGGTGCCATAGCTGCCGCAGCGCGGACGCTTTTCGGCGAAGGCTTCGTGGTGTAGTCCACCGTGACGACGCGCTCGCAATCAAACTCGCCGTCGCAGTGATAGCACGTGCGGCCTTCGGATGCGCCGTCAAGCCCGGGACCGAAATTCCACTCCCACGCGTCGTCGTGCTTGTAGCCGCAGTGCGGGCACACGGGGCGCGGCTGAAGCGTTGTCTCGTGAGGAACTGGGGTGTCTGTCATGGCTTGATCCCGTGTGCCGCCTCAATGGCGCGGTCCAGTCGTTCAATCTCGGCGAGAATCAGCGCGCCGGCCTTGACCAGCATTCGACGGGGATCAGACGGCTTCCACTGCCAATTGCCTGGCCAACTCGGCGGTGGCTTGTCATCAAAACCGCCGTCGCCTTGCGAATACGGGCATAGCTTGTCGGCAGCAGCCAGCGTGTAGGCGGCACCAGCAGCAGCGAGCATTCCGTCGTCGTGGTCGGCGTCGTCGTGCGCGAAGGTCCAACCCTCTTTCAAGACTTGGCGTTGGCGCTCTGACAACACGGCGAGCGCGGCCGGCGTCATCTGGAATGAGTGCTGCCCGCAGACTGGGCAATTTGGGTCTCTAGCGCTCACGATCTGCTCATCACTCAGCGGCTCGCGCTGCTCTGCCTGCGGCGCGGCGTACAGCGGCATCCACGCGCCGGAATTCTTGCGCACAGGCTCGATCTGCCAGTTCGGCAGCAGGTCGTCGGAAAGTGTTCCGTCCGGGTGCTTGCGAATCCACGCGACCGGCTCTGCCTGCTCCGCAAGTGCTGCGCGCAAGTCTTTTATTTCACCGGCCATTACGATAAGCATGTTGCGCATCTGCTCAGGTGAGAAGTCAAGCGCGAGCTTCATTGCTTCGGTGCTCATGGTGTGGTGTCCTTTGGGTGCCGCGAGAAAGGCGCGGGCTGCTGACCATGCCGCATCCCATTCGTGTGGTGGCGGGCCTGGAATGTAGAAGTCATCCAGCCGAACCAGTTCCGCGATTACCGCAACTGCGGCGTTCCGCTCGGCCCGCAGCCGCTCTATCTCTGCGAGCTGCTGGGCTTGTGCTGCGCGGGCGTAGGTGGCCATATCGTCCGGCCCGAAAGACGTCCAAACCGCACGCGGCGGCGACAGGATATGGCCCGGGATAACTACCGGGCCGCATGTCGGCTGCGGCAGCGGCGGCAGTTCTGCTTCACCCATTGCTTTGCTCGATCGCGATTTTTCCGATTCTGTCCCGTTCCGAAATTCCGATGGCCGCGCGGTCTTCTTTTGCAGTTCGCTCCCATGCGGCTTTGAACGCTTCGAACCCCTGTTCGCGCGCCAGCAGTTCGAAGTCGGCGATCATGTTGATGTGCCGATCTGTTCGGGCCGGTCTCTCGATTTGAGCCTTCTGCGTCGCCATAGCCTTGATTTCGTACAACTTCTTTTTCCCCTTGGTGGCGTTCAGATTGACATGGATGTCGGCGTCGATGTCGCTCAGGTGACTGATGCGGATTCCACCGACCTCCTCTTTTCCAAAACGCACGCTCGGGTCTGTGTAGAGAGTCATTGACCGCCCTGCCCACAAGCGGCCATCTGCACCCCAGGCCAGCACCAGAACCTTGCGCATGGTCTTGCACGGCTTGTAGGGTCGGCCGTCGTCGTTCGGGTAGTGGATGCTGATCGGCTGCTCATCGGTGCTTCCGATCTTCACGCTGGAAACGGTGATCGTCATCGGCCCGCCGAGAAGTTGGTCTGCGTTGAGTTGGTCCGACTTCGGAACGATGGTGGGTCTGAGGTCTTCGACTGTCGCGTTCATGAAAACTCCACTTCGGTTTCGCCGATCAGTTCCCAGGATTGGGGCTCGATCGCGTTGATCTGGTGCCCGTAGTCGGGCCAGCGACCTGACTTGAGGCATGCGTTCCATGCTTCTATTGCGCGGTCGACCTGCTCCGTTTCGAGTTGAGCCTTGACGCGCGACAGCTCGAACAGGTTGCAGGCGTATGGAGCGCGCTGTTCTTGCGCCAGGATGATGTGCCGCACGTCGCGGTGGCCGAGCATATCGAGCGCGCGGCGGTAGAACTCCAGCCCGAACAGGTAGCCCATGTTCTCAGCCATGCGGGCGAAGCGGCGCGGGTGGACACTGCGCGCGGTGGTCTTGTAAGAGAAGTGATAGCCGTCGATGTTCAAGCGGTCCGGGCGCGCGCGAAGGGTCGCGCCGTCGCACTCGCTGATGACGGTCAACTCCGATTCGCAGCCGGCCCATTCTTGCGCTAGGCCGGCCCGCTCTAGGAACTCGCGCGCCTCCGTGACCATGGACCGCGGCTGAATCATGTCGCCGGCCAGGATCGGCACCAAGCCTCTGTCGCGCGCTTTGTCGCGCGCTGCGCGGATCGCCTTGTTTGTCCAGCCGGTGGGGGTGTCACCCTTCTCTGATGGGTAGTCGCAAGGGTCGATGATCGCGAACGCGCCTTCTCCGCCAAGAAGCAGATCGTGCGCGACCGAACCGAGGTCTGATGCGCTCGACGCCTTGGACACTTGGCCGCCGAGCCGTGGGTGCTGGAGCCATGCATGCTTCGGTGACTCGGTGAGTAATCGCCATGCGGTGCCGGCGTTGAGTGACGGCCTGGCGCACGGGTCGGCCAGGTACTCGCTCATCGGAATGCGGTGTATTCCTGTGCCCAGAGTTTGGGTTGCGAGTTCGTTCACTTCGGCTCCGTTTCGCTTTGAGTTTCAACGCTCTGGCTGGCCGTCTGGAACACGCTGTCATCGCTGCGCGGGCGGCAGATTCCCATCGCGGCCAGCTCGTCGGTGATCCGGTCGATCGCCTCGTGATCGCCAATCATGGCGGCCTGTGCGAGTGCAAGAGCGTGACCGCTTGGGTAGACGCGCGGCAGGTCGAGCAGGTCAATGCGGGTCATGACTGGCGGCTCAGGAAGGGTAGGGCCAGCAGGCCGATCACGGCGGCGAGGAGCGCGATCTTGATGGCGCGGTTGGCCCATCGCTTGTCGGCGAACATGCGCTGGGGTTGGCGGGCGCGGCGCAGCGCATGCTGTTGGGTTGGCAGGCGCTCGCGGTGAGCGGCGATGCGGTGCTCGGGCACGTTGGCGCCGGTGCCCATGAGGCCCAGCAGGTCGGTGTCGGTGGCTGGTTGCTGCGGGCTGTAGCTGGTGCGGCCCCAGTGGTGCGCGCCGTAGCGGTGCGGGTCGACGAGCTGGGCATCGTCGGCCGTGATGTGCGCGGTGTCGCCGACGGCGGTGTTGAGGGCGCCCTGGTCGGTGCCGGCCCAGGCCTGGACCTTGCGGCGGTGTTCGGCGGCGTCGAGGTCGGCGAGGGTGAGGCGGCGCGGGCGGGTGGCGTGCGGGCTGGTGGTTGGAGTGGCCATCATTTGCAAATCTCCGGTGTGGCGTGGCAGTTGAGGGGCTGGGTGGTCTTGGTGGGTTGCGCGAACTCGTCGATCGCGCCCGAGTCGCCGCCGCCACCGCAGGCGCTGAGCCACAGCAGGCAGCTCACGAGCAGCAGGGCCAGCGCGCGCCGCAGCGGCGGGCGCGGCAGGCCGCCCAGGCCGTGGCCGGTGGCTTCGGCGGGCAGGTGTGGCGCGACAAGGGCGGCGAGCGCGACGGCTTGCGCGGCCGCGCGGTCTGCGCCCTTCTTGGCATGCATGCCGATGTGAATGTGCGCCAGTTCGGCGGCTGCGGTGTCGCTCCAGCCGGCGGCGGAGTATTGCTTCGCGATGGTCATGCTGTCCATGTCATCGCGCCTCAAGCGTCGAGGCCAGTTTCGCGCCGGGCGCGCTCGTTGTCGCGCTCCACGGCCTCTTGCACGCGAATGTCGTCGAGCACCGCGCGATACTTGTCAGCCATGATTTCGGCCCTCTGCTCGGCGCTGAGCTTCGGCAAGCTGGCCAGCCAAGCACGCTGCTTTGCGATTGCGGCTTCGCGGTCATAACCAGGCGAGCGGCTGGCGATGTCGCGGCGCTGCTCGTTGGTGAGAAGTTGGTCAAGAAGTTGAGACATTTGCGGCTCCCTTGGTGTTGCGGTCGAGTGGTTAAATCTTCGGCCATTGCACGAGTTTCGTGAATTCGTTTTTAGCTATCTTTCGTGCACAAGTTCATAGTTGCAATCAATTGGACCGGCAGGCCGAGCGGCGTCTACAGTCTCAACATGGACGAACTCAAGACCGAACACTTCGACATCCGAGTACGCGGTGATTTGCTTTTTGTCGCGCCGACAAAACGGGCGGGAGATTGGCGGTCGCTGCCGGTCGGTGTGCTTGAGGCTTGGCTGTCTCGGCAGTGGCGCGAGCGCGCGATGGACCCGAAGGTTTCGTTGCCGCTAAGCAGCTTGCCGCAGAGGAGCAACGATGGAAACTGATGCTGCCGGCAAGTGGCGTACCTCGATCTGCTGGCCGCGACGCTGGGCGTGGACCTGGGGCATGCCGCAGCGCAGAAGTTCAACGAGGTCAGCGAGCGCGTCGGGTTTCCTGACCGCATCGAACTGGCAGCGTGAAGCCGGGCCTTCGCCGTTCTACTACTGGTGGAACCGGACGCCCAACGACGGAGGTAACCTGCCATGACCGGCGCTGACGACACTACGCAAGACGGCACGGCGCCGCCCGCCGGGCATGGTCAGGTTGACCGACCTGTTGGGCCGCTGCGCCCGTATATGTGCTGGGCCGGCGACCCCGAGGATGGCGCTGTACTGGCCTGGGCGCATACCGCGCAGGAGGCCCGAAAGTTGGCATACCCAGCAATCGCAGACTGGACACAAAGCGGGTTTCTCGACGTGCGCGCCAGGTGGCTGAAGAAGCACCCGGAGTACATGCAGACGCTGAAGCTGAAGGACTGTCCGCACGTCAACGATAACCCGCCGTGCTGCCCGGTGTGTGAACTGTGGGGCAACCCACCGCACCCGGACGGTAACGGCTGCTGGCACTGCAGCGGTGATGGGGCGCCCTAACGTTTCGGTTGAGCCGCAGACGCGGTACCCCGGGGCTGTCGGCCTCGAACGAAATGTTAGGCCTGCGGGCCAGGAGAACCGAGACATGGCAACGAGACTGAACCCGACCGGCTTCCTGGTGCTGGAGGCCTGCGATGACTACGAGCAAGTGCTTGCGCTGGATGTTGGCAAGGACAAGCCGCCAGGTGGCGTGCTGACTTGGGCAGACGCAAAGCACATGCGCTGTTTCTTCCCGACGCGCAAGAGCGCCCGCGAGGCAATCACGCGTACCGAGCATTACCGCAAGGCCTTCGGGCTCACCACGCTGCCAGAAGCAACGAGTTGCCGCATCGAGTTTGTCGCGGCGGTGGAGCAGGTCTAACGACCTGAGTTCACCGGCAAGGCCCGGCGCCTCAGGGGCTGATTGACGAGAGAACGCCACCCGCCGGGGCTTGTCCGGTGGAACGAAATGTTAGGCCCTGGTGGCCGGAGAGGAAGCGTATGAGCGACCTGATAGCCCGCGTTCGCGCGGCACAAGTGGCAGCCGCCGAAGACGCAGTGATTGCCAGCATTCCAGCGGAGCTGCTCGAGAGCATACGCAGAGCTGATGAGGCGTTCAAGAAGCGAGGCGGCTGCACTGGCTGCGGCAGCCAAGTTTTGGCTGTGCACTACGGATCGTGCCCGACGCTGGCAGACGACCTGTATTAAGCGCCTAACGACCTGAGCTAAGCGGCTTGCCGCAAAGGAGCAACGATGAAAACTGATGCTGGCGGCAAGTCCGCCTTGAGCGACGGGTTAGGCCAGGACACCACGCTGGACAAACGGCTCGGGACTTTGGTGGTATTTCTGCTTGGACCGGATACGAGCGGTTGGGCACCAGAGGTCAGGCGCCAAGCTGTGGCCGTAGCGAACGAGGCGCAGGCCGCACTGACGAAGGCCAAAACCGAGCGGCAGCAATTTCGCGCGCTGTTGGAAGAATGGCACGAAGGAGAGTACAGCGGCGGCGACTTCCTGCGGCGTGTCAAGCTGGCGCTCAACATCGGAAAGCCAATCGTGAGCCTCGCGTCGCCCAAGAAGCGCGGGGCCTAACTCTCAAATAGGCCAACTCGACTAGATACCCACCCACCGTACACGAAAAAATCATGCGCCAGCACACGATCACAGCAATCCAGGTTGCAGAGGTATGCGCTCCGCGCCTATTGATCGGCGACGATCTGCTGCGCCCTGAGCCCAAGCGGCCCGGCCTACAGCTCCCGCGCAACGCCGCGCGCCTGATGCAAGCCGGCGGACTCAAGCCCGGCGGATCGCTCATAGTTTCGTTCGTCGGTGAGACAAAACACCGGTTTCCGCATGTGTTCGCCGACAGCGGGAGGCGCTACGATTGGGAGTTCTCGGCCGGCTCGATCGTCGCAATCTTCGTGCGGCCAGGTGTCGATGCCGCGCACGCTATCGACGCTATTTTCAGGTGCTGCAATCCGATGCTGAGTTACCCCGCACTGGTCGATATCGAGCGCAGGCAGGTGGCCTACATCGTGGACGGCGCGCGCGGGGATTTGAAGCTGTGGCGTTGCACAAACGAGTCCGATTTATGGCTCCAGCACTTCGCGGCATGAGCAGCGTTGCCGACATCATGGATTTGGCGGCATACGCCGGCGGGAGGGCCGAACAGGCGCCGCTGCTTGACCCGCCGCTGCCGCTGCTCTCGCTAGCCGAGCTCCAGGCCGAGGCGCGCAATATCCGCTGGCTTGTCAAGGGGGCGATACCTCTCGATTCGCTCGGCTTGCTGTTCGGCGGGTCGGGGACGTTCAAAAGCTTTGTCGCGATCGACCTGGCGCTGCACGTCGCACACGGCCTGCCTTGGCTGGGGAAAAAGACCACCAAAGGCCCCGTGATCATCATCGCGGCCGAGGGCGGCGCGGGCCTGTGGCGGCGCATCGTGGCCTGGCACCGGCACCACAATCTGCGCTGGTCGGGTGCCGAGGTCTACGTCGTGCCCGTTGCCGTGGATCTTGGCGCCGAGGCGTCGAGGGTTCGCGAGGCAGCCACTGCGATCGGCGTCACTCCCGCTCTCGTCGTGATCGACACGATGGCCCAAACCTTCGGCGGCGAGGAAAACAGCGCCGGCGAGGTGTCGCACTACCTGCGCGAGATCGGGCTGCAAATCCGCTCGGCGTACCAGTGCGCTGTGCTGGTGGTGCACCACACCGGCCACATGGCCACGGAGCGGCCCCGTGGCAGCTCGGCGCTGCGCTCCAACGTGGACTTCATGTTTGGGTGTTTTCGCGATGAAAAGGAAATGCTCGCGACCGTGGAGTGCCACAAGCAAAAGGACGGCGAGCTGTGCGCGGAGGCATCGTTTGCGCTGTCGGTGGTCGAGCTGGGCAAAGACGAAGATGGCGACGCGATTACGAGCCTCGTCGCGGCCAGGGTCGGCGACACTACCGAAGTGCTCGATTTGATGCGCCATGAGGCATCCAGGGGCCGCGGCGGGCACAAAAATCTGTTCCTCGAGCTAGCCTACAACGGGGCCGAGGAAAAGAAGGTTCGTGCGGCGTTCGCAGACGCCATAGAAGGGGATGCGGAGGCCAAGCGGAAGGGGTACTATCGCGCCAGGAAATGGGCGATGGAAGCCGGGATTGTGGAGATCGCAGAGGGGTTCGTTTTGCGCAGGGATAGCAAGAAATCATGACGCCGCGAAAAAAGAGGGGTAAGTACATCGCGATGGCCCTGGAAATTGCTGCCAGAGAGGGGCTTCCTTTGGACGCTGGAAGTTGGCCTGCTGTGTGGGCCATGCTGGACTCGCACAGAAAGCCAACGATGGTTTATGCAATCGTCAGCAGATCCACGCGCCGAGTGAAGTTTGGACGTTCTGAGTGCCCCCCTCAACGTGTCGCTCAGCTTCGCACGGCCAGCCCGAATTCTCTTGAGCTTTGGGCGTTCTGCGCCGAGTCAGAGGATCTGAACGAGCGATCAATTCATGCCGCATGCGAAGCCTTCCGGGTGTCCGGTGAGTGGTTCGATCTGCGTCCTGAAACGCTCGATTTCGTGTCGAAAATCAAAAAGCGTGCCGGGACATCTGGAGCTAAGAATGGGACATTTCAAGGGAAAACTGGGACATTTGAAATGGGACATTCTCGCGCGCGCACGCTCTCCTACGGAGAGGATGTCCCAAATGTCCCAGGGACATCGGAGACATGGGACATGGGACATTTGACCCAGGGACATGGGACATGAGAGTTCACCAAAAAGCGCGGGACAGGACATCCCTCCGCCCCGAGGGCTACGGGACATCCCATCCCACTCGCGAGAAGTCCGGGGCTATGAACTGGACTCACCTGGCTGCGATGGACCTGATCGCGAGGCACGAAGCCGGGGAGGCTGTCGACTCGCTGCGGCTGGAGGCTGCGAGGGCAGCATTGGCCCAAGTCGCGCGCGCGCATTTGCCGCGCTGAATCCGGGCACCACAACCGCGCGGCACCGCCCAAGTAAGCCCGCGCAATCGAAAGGATCACATGAGCCAAACCGTCGAACAAGTCGCATCCGAACTGGCCGCAGCAGAGCGCCAAGCAGCCGAGCTGAAAGCCAAGCTCGAACAGCTGCGCGTTGCCGAGCGACCGGCTGCAATCGCCAAGGTGCTCGACCTGATTGCCAAGCATGGCCTGACCCGCAAAGAGTGCGATTCGGCCGCCTGGCGCAAGCGCGAGTACAAGGCGCGTGGGCCGCGCAAGCCGAAGGTGCCCGCGGCATCGCCGGCGCAAGCGGCACAGCAGGTCCAGCAGCCGCGCGTCAGCATCGCGGCCTGAGTCATGCGCATCCTGGCAATCGACCCAGGCCCTGCGCAATCGGGTTGGTGCATCCTGGATGCGGGCCAAGTCGTGGACAGCGGCGTGCACCCAAACGCGGATCTGCTCACCTGGGTAGGGCATGGGCAGCACGCCGACGTCCTGGCAATCGAGATGATCGCGTGCATGGGGATGGCGGTGGGCAAGAGCACGTTCGACACCGTGCGCTGGATCGGGCGATTTCAGCAGGCTTGGAGGGAGCCTGACGATGTCCGCCTGGTCACGCGCAGCGAGGTCAAGCAGCACCTGTGCGGCAACCAGCGTGCCCGCGATCCGAACGTGCGTCAGGCGTTGATCGACAAGATCGGGGCGCCTGGTCGCAAAGCCGCGCCCGGACCGACCTACGGTGTGTCCTCGCACGCCTGGAGTGCGCTCGGGGTGGCCGTTACAGCGGGAGCACTGTGATGGCCAGGCAATCGTTCGGCGCAGTGACTCGCGCGGTGCACGACTGGTTGCGCGCAGGCAACGAGGCAACGGCCCGCGAGATCTCCGCAGTGCTGGGCTACAACCGCAGTAGCGTGCGCAATTGCCTGCAAAAGCTGCGCGAGGAAGGCTACGCAGGTGTGGCGCGCACTGTTGCAACATCGCGCGGCGAGGCCCACGTCTACCGCTGCTTGCGAGACGAGCCGTGGGCCTGGTGTGCTCGGGTCCAGCGCATGCCGCAGAGCGCGCTGCTGGTGCGGGCATTGCAAAAACGCACTCCGCTTGAGCGTGCATGGGCGGGTTTCTCGTGAGCTGCGAAGCCTGCGACAGAGCCAGAGTGCACCCCAACTCGGGCCTGTACCGCGCGCAGTGCGACGGGTGTGCAGCTCGCGCGCTGTCTCGCTCTCCGGAGTTTTTCGAGGCAGCGCAGTCCGGTCGCATGACGCCGCGATACCGCATGGCGTTGTCGCAGTTCTTCGCCGGCCGCGAGGCTGACGGGCACAAGATCGTCAAGGAGTGGGCACGGTGATAGACTCGCGCCCGGACCCCTGGTGAGCAGACCAACTTTGGAGATGGCAACGATGGCAAGCAAGATTTTCGGTCGCGGCGGATCGGTCAAAGAGCCAGGCGCGCAGGCATTGGGAGACGCGGACAACGAGGAAGCGATCGCGAGCGCGGCCGATCCGGAGCCGGCACCGTGGGAAGGCGCCGACCCGGCCCAACCTCTGGTGATGACTGCGGCGCAACTCCAGGCCGCGATCAACCGAGGCGTGAATGCAGCGCTCGATGCGCGAGCCAAGGCATTGGCACCACCCAAAGATGCGGACCTGCCAGACCAGTCGGAAATCGACCCGGCCACGATCAAGCGGCCAACGCTGAGCAAGCAGGGCTACGTCGTGCCGGCAAACTACGGCGAGCCGGCCGACCCGAGCATCAAGCGCTGATCGCCGCAGCATGATCACGATCAAGCCGATCGACGTGGTTGCGTGCATCGAAAGCGCCGCGCCGCTGGTGTTTGAGCACTGGTCGGAGATCGCTCTCAACAAAGACCTGATGCTGCTCGATCCAAACGTAGAGGCCTACCGCAATCTCCAGGCGCAGGGCGTGCTGGTGGGCCTGGGCGCATTCGACGACGACGGCGTGATGATCGGCTACAGCGTGAGCCTGCTGGTGCAGCAGCATCTGCACTACGCTGGGCTCAGCTACATGCAAAACGATGTGATCTTCGTCACCGCGTCAAAGCGCAATGGCTCGGTCGGGATGCGGTTGATCCAGGCCACAGAAGCCGCTGCGCGAGAGCGCGGCGCCAAGCTCATGATGTGGCATGCCAAGCAGGGCACGGCGCTCGACGCAGTGCTGCCGCGCATCGGCTACAGCGTGCAGGACATCCTCTACAGCCGCGAGGTTTGATCATGGCCGCCACTAGCGCATACATCGCCGCCGCCGCTGCCGTTGCCGGCGTTGCGCAGAGCGCAGATACCAGTCGCCAAGCCAAGCACGCGCGCAGCGACATCGCGCGCGACAAAGCAAGGCTCGAATCCGAGTCCGCCCAGCGCGCGGCCGCGCAGACAAAACTGCAACGCACGGCCCTGCGCAAGAACTCTCTCTTTACCGGCGCGGGGGATGCTGGCGCCGGTGCCGGCCAAACGACATTGGGCGTCTGACGTGGCCGCAAATGCAGATCAGCTCAAGCGGCGCAATGCCGAACTGACGGGCGCCAAGCAGCTGCATCAGCAAGTTTGGCGCGATTGCGCAGACGTCACGTTCCCAGCCCGGGCCCACGGCCTGGACAACCAGATCATCACCGCCAACGACGCGCAGCAGCGTAAGTCGATCATCTACGACGCGACCGCGGGCGATGCGTGCAAGGTAGGCGCCGCAACGATCATGGGCTCGATGGTGCCGAGCAACGTCCTTTGGTTCGGCATCGACATCGGAGAGACAGCCGACGAGGAAGCTGCCTACCTCGAAGAGTTCGCGAAGTTCATGTGGTCGAACATCCACAGCGCCAACTTCGATGCCGAGGCCATGGATGCCATGCTCGACGCGATGTGGGCCGGCTGGTTCGTGCTGTACGAGGATGAGGCGCCGGACGGCGGGTACTACTTCGAGCTTTGGCCGATCGGGCAGTGCAAGATCGCGAGCAGCAGAAGCGGCGCGTCGATCGACACCGTTTACCGCGAGTGGGAATACACGGTCAGCCAGTGCGTGGCCGAGTACGGCATCGACGCGGTGAGCGACAAGACGCGCGACCTTTACAACGACAAGAAATTTGACATCAAAGTCAAGTTGCTGCACGCGATCGAGCCGCGCGCGCTGTACGTGGTAGGCGGCCAGTTCGGCAAGCAACTGCCGTTTTCCTCGTGCCACATGGAGATCGACAGCGGGCACATCCTGCGCGAGAGCGGCTATCACGAGTTCCCATGCATGGTGCCGCGCTGGTCTCGCCTTCCGTCGAGTGCCTACGCCACCGGCCCGATGAGTGACGCGCTGCCCGACGTGCGCACGCTGAACGAAGTCGTCAAGTGGGGTCTGATGGGCGCCGAACTGGTGATCGCGCCGCCGATGAAGGCCACGGATGACGGCGTGTTCAACAGCAAAAACTTCCGCATGGGAGCGCGCAAGATCGTCGTGGTGGGCGACATGGATAACTTGGCGCCGATCATCACCGGCGGCAAAGTCGAGTTCGCAGAAATCAAGGCCGAGCGCTTGCAGTCCGCAGTGCGCAAGATGCTGTTCGCCGACCAGCTTCCACCTGCCGACGGCCCCGTGAAGACCGCCTACGAATGGTCGGTTCGCGTGGACATGCTGCGCAAGATCCTCGGCCCGATGTTCGCGCGGTTTCAGGCCGAGTTTCTGAACGTGCTGATCGAGCGCACCTTCGGAATCACCTGGCGCGCGAACGAGCGCAGCGGGTATCGCCTGGTCGGGCGGCCTCCGGATTCGCTTCTCGGCCGCACCTTCTCCGTACGGTATCTCTCGCCGCTTGCGCGAGCCCAGCGCATGGAGGAAGTCGCAAGCATGGATCGATACGAGGCAGCCTTGGCGCAAGAGGCGGCGGTCGATCCGAGCGTTCTGGACGTGTACGACCTGGACGAAGCAGCGCGCGAACGCAGCCGGCTGCTCGGAGTGCCGCAGCGCCTGATGCGTGACCCCAAGAAGGTCGACCAGCTGCGCAAGACGCGCGCCGAGGCGGCGCAGGCCCAGCAGCAACAGGCGCTCGCCGCGAACGGCCAGGCTGAGATGCAGGGCGCGATGGCGAAACGGATGGTGGCAGCATGAGCCGGCCGGATCCCGATCACGATGCCGAGCGCGCGCGTGTGGACTCTCTGTTTCTCGACCTGTTCGAGGTCGATCGCCGGGGCGTGACCGTGTTCGAAGACTTGTATGCTCGCTTCGCAGCGCGGGCCAAGGTACACACGTCCGGCGGCATCGACGCGGTGCTGCGGACCTACCAGGCTGCCGCGAACCGCGAGGTCATCGAGTACATCGTCATGCGGTGCAACCGTGCGCGCGGGGTCTCGGATCAGGCCGAGATAGAGCAGCCCGAACAATCAACCGACCTTTGAAGGGGGACCGTCATGGCCAACATCGTTTTCAACATCGCCGCGGGGCGTGTCGTCGAGTTATACAACCGAGTCGAGAGCAATGACCCGGCAAACAGCGCGTTCATCCTCGTTCCGATCGAGACAACGGGCCTGGAGGCCGACGCGACGCTGATCGACGCCGACACGCTTGCCGCGCTGTTGTCGGGCACGACGAACGAGCAGACGACGATGGGGCGCAAAACGCTGACCGACGCGGACTTGGCTGCGCTGCCTGCGCCTGACGACACAAACAACCGCTACGATGTGTCACTTCCGACAACGACGTGGACGGCAGCAGCCGGCAACGCGATCAGCAAGATTGCCGTGTGCTACGACCCGGACACCACCGCCGGCACGGACGCGAACATCATCCCGCTCACGATGTTCGACTTCGCGCAGACGCCGAGCGGCGCCGACATTCAGATGACCACCGGCGTGTTCTTCCGCGCCACTCCGACTTGATGCCGTGCACCGCTTCCCCAACCGCGTACTCGAAAGCTCGACCGCGACGATAGGCACGGGCGACGTCACCGTGGTCGGCGCGGTGGCCGGCTATCAGGCGTTTGCCGCCGAGTGCGAGGTCGGAGACACGTTCCCCTACTACGGCGAGGCGGTTGACGGCAGCGGCAACCCGACCGGGGCATGGGAAAACGGCACCGGAACTTTGTTGACCGCCACGACGTTCAGCCGATCCCCAGAGTCCAGCAGCAACAGCGACGCACTGGTCAACTTCGGCGCTGGCACCGTTTACTGGTCCATCGGCTGGAACGAAAAAATGATCTTCACCAGAGGCATGGCCTTCGCAATGGCCTTGAATCTGCACACACCGTAGGGGCACACCATGCCAGGCAATACGCAACCGCTGTACAGCAAAGTCGCCGACATTCAAAGCCCAGGCGAGATCGTCGGACCGACCGCCAACACGGCGCAGGACGGCACCAGCTCGGCGACGAGCATGGACCAGGTTTGGCAGGCCGACGCAACCAACGGCGGGTTCCTCGAAAAGATCAGGCTCAAGGCGGCGGGCTCACCGGCTGCCACCGTGGCTCGCGTCTTCCTGTGCTCCGTGACCGGCGCCTTCACGATGGGCACGACGAACACCGTGGTGAACACGTGGCTGATCGCCGAGAAGGGCCTGCTCGCGGTCACGTTGTCGCAAACGCTCGGCCAGGTGGACGTTGACATCCCGATCAACATGGCAATCCCGCCCGGCTACCGCGTGCTGATTGCGTTCGGCACGTCCACCGGAGCGGCCGGAACCGGCTACGTGGCCACGGGCATCGGCGGCAAGTTCTGATGGACCTGATCCACCTGCCCAACGAGGCGGGAATCCGCATCGCGCGGTTCCTGCCGAGTGCAGGCGCCAATGCGTGGCAGACGTGGACGCGCCCGCGCGGCGTGTCCATGGCCATGATGTTCGTGCTGGGCGCGGGCGGTGGTGGTGGCGGTGGCTCGACAAATGCGGCCGGCACGGTGCGCGGTGGCGGTGGTGGCGGCGGCAGCGGTGCAGTGGTGCGCGGCACGTTCATGCTCGACCTGCTGCCGTCAACGCTCTACGTGCTGCCAGGCCTGCGCGGGCTGGGCGGGAACGCCGGCGCGACCGGCGTCACTGGCGGCGTGGGGTCGCGCAGTTATGTCTCGATCACGCAAGCGTTGACCGCCGCCGACCTAGTGCTCGCATCCGGTGCTGGCGATGCAGGCGGCGGCGTGGGCGGATCAACCGCAGCCGGTACCGCCGGAGCAGCCGGCTCGATCATGGCCGCCACAACGGCCATCCTTTCGTCGCTCGGCCATTGGGTGGCTCTTGCCGGCCAGGGTGGCGGCGCCGCTGGCGCTGTCGGAGGCGCTGCGGGTGTGGCGATCACCGCTTTGGCAGCGCTGTGCGTCACAGGCGGGCCAGGTGGCGGCACCACGCCGGCGGCAAACACAAACTTTGCCGGTGGCGCGCTGACCGGTGCGGGCATTTTGGCGCGGACCATTGCCGGCGGTACGGCTGGCGGCGGCAACGGGGGACATGGGTTCGGCATCGACCGGCCTTTTATCCAGACTGCGGGCTCAGGCGGCGGCACAAACGGAGCGGCCGGCGTCGCTGGAGCGGGCGGCCATGGCGCGCTCGGTTGCGGTGGCGCTGGCGGCGGCGGCGGCGTCACGGGCGGGCGTGGTGGCGACGGCGGAGGCGGAGTTGTGATCATCGCTTGTTGGTAAGGGCGGCCCGTGCCAATTGCATTCGTCCAAGCTGCGACACTTGTCGAGGTTGCCAGCTCATCGACAACCGCGCCGAGCATCACGCTCAATGGTGTCACAACCGGCAACGCGCTCGTTGTTGTCGCATCGATCTTCGATGCAAACGGCACATGGACAGTCAGCAGCGTCACCGACGGTGGCGACACATTCACCGTCTACAGCCCGAAATGCACCTACACGGCCAGTGGAGACATTGAGCGCTCGGTACTTGGCTTTGCGGTTGACGTTGCCGGCGGCAATGTCACCGTGTCGGTCAATCTGGCCGGGACAAGCGGAGGCTCGAATCGCGCCTATGCGATTGGACTGTTTGAATACAGCGGTGTCGCCACTGCGGCGGCTGAGCGGGATTCTGCGACAAGCGAAGAATTCTCGATTACTACCAACGACGTTTCGGCGGGTGGGACTGGTTTCAGCACGAACGCAGCGGACCTGATCGTCGGCACTGCGTCGATCATCGGTGACGATACAACGCTGAACTGGGCGAGCCCGACGAGTTGGACAAACCGCTATCGGCAAAACGACGGCTTCAACGTGCCGTCAATCGACGCCGGGACTTGGTTGCCTGGCAGCGCGCAGACCAACTACCTTGCACAGTGGGCACACGACAACCTCTCCGGCATGTTCGGCGCCGCTGTTGTTGTGGCGCTCAAGGCCGCTGGTCCCACGATCACCGCGCAGCCGGTCAGCCAAACTGTCAACAACGGCGCGACGGCGACATTCACGGTTACCGCGACGAGTAGCGGCGGCGCGTTGGTGTACCAGTGGAAAGACGATGGCTCAAACGTCGGGACCAACAGCGCGACCTATGCGCCGGCCGCCGACTACACGATGCAAGGCTCGCAGATCACTTGCGTGGTCAGCGACGACAACGGTTCTGTCACCAGCAACGCGGCGACCCTGCTGGTGTCGTTCAACCTCACGGGCACCGGGCCACGCCGGAACCAGCGCATCGGAAGCTTCCCGATTGGGTCTTGGGGGCCGCTTGGCGTTGCGACTGCTGGCGGCGGATCCGCGCCTGTCGGGCTCGCATCGGAAACTGACACTGCGTTCGCGCTCGGTTCAGCGCGCCCGGCCGGCCTCGCATCCGAAACCGATTCCGCTCTCGCCCTGGCCGCACGCCAGATTCTCGCCGCAGGCCTCGCCGTCGAGACGGACACCGCGTTTGCACGTGGCTCAGCCCGGCCGGCCGGCTTGTCGATCGAAACCGACTCAGCGTTTGCACGCGGTTCTGCTCGACCTGCTGGGCTCGCGTCCGAAGTCGATTCAGCCCTTGCGCTCACGGCTGCCCATATTCGGCAGGCTGGCCTTGCGAGCGAGACCGACACGGCCTTTGCACTCGCCGCGGTTCAGATCATTCAGGCCGGCCTGGCGCAAGAAACCGATACTTCTTTCGCGCTTTCACCAGGTGCCGGGGCCGCGGTTGGCCGAGCCGACGAAACGGACAGCGCCTTCGCCCTCAGCGGCGTGCAGCTGCGGCAAGCCGGGCTCGCGCAGGAAACGGACTCGGCGCTTGCACTCGCAGCGGTGCAGGCACGAGCTGCGGGCCTTGCCGTCGAGACCGATTCCGCGCTGGCGCTCGGCGCCGTTCAATCGCTGCAGGTCGGACTCGCAACCGAGACCGATACCGCGCTCGCTCTGGCCGCGGGAGGCGCGCTTGCCGTGGGCATGGCAACCGAGATCGACACGGCCTTCTCCCTGGTCGGCGTGTCGCTCGGTGGCGTCGTGTCGCTTGGTGGCAAAGGCAAGAAGGTCAAGGCCGATCGGGCGCGGCTGTGGCGGACATACCAAGGCGAGCCGGTGCGGATGCCGGTGGGCCTGGCCGTCGAGCGCAACACGGCGTTCGCCCTGGGCATGCGCGTGTCGCCAGCATTTGGGGCCCGGCTGCGCGCGGCGGCCGAGTTCAAGCGATCCCCGTGGCCCGCCGATCCGCCGCGGGTATCCGCGCCGACTGCCGCTGTTCCGCCGCGCTGGGCCGGCGAGATCCAGCGCACGACCAAGGCAGAATTGAAGCTGCAACGAACCGATTCCGAATCCAGGCGCCTGGCCCGCATGCGCGAGCTGGAAGCCGAACTTGCGGCCTTGCGCCGCTCAACTTGAAGGAGCAAACCATGTTCGAAGTCGCAACCCCTCCAGCAGCTGCGCCCGTCGCCACTCCGCCAGCAGCAGCAGCAGCGCCTGCCGCTGCTCCCCCGGCCGCACCTGCGCCGGCACCGGCCAAGCAAGAAACCCTTTTCGCGCCGCCTCCCGCTGCGCCTGCAACTGCGCCGGCTCCACCCGCCGCTGCTCCAGCACCGGGCGCCGCGCCAGCAGCACCGCCGGCTGCCGGCGACCCGCTCGCCTGGCTGCCCGAGAAGTACCGCGTGAACGGCGCCGACGGCAAGCTCGACCTGGAGGCCAGCAGCAAGAAGATGAGCGACGGCCTCGCTGCGGCGGTCGCGCGCATCGGCACCGGCGACCTGCCGCCCAAGACGCCAGACGAGTACAAGTTCACTCCGCCCGAGGCCTTCAAGGACATTCCCTTCGACCCCGAGCTCAACAAGTCCTTTCGTGAGAGAGCCCACAAGCAGGGCCTTACCCCGGCGCAGTTCGAGTTCGTCATGGGCGAGTATTTTCAACTGGTGCCCAGCCTGCTCGACGGTAAGGCAGCCGCAACCGCCGCCGAGGCTCGGGCTGAACTGCAAAAGGTGTGGGCAGCGCCGGCCGAGCTTGACAAGGCGATGAGTGCGGCCGAGCGCGCGGTCGCCGGGGCGCCGGAAGGGTTGCGCGATCAGTTGAAGGACAAGTACGGCACCGACCCACTGTTCTGGCAGTTCGCCGCGCACTACGGCATGCAAATGGCCGAGGACAAGCCGCCGGGATCACCGCCTGCGCCGGCCGGCGGGAACGGCGACATCGAAACGATCATGAAGTCCGAGGCATACCGCAACCCGAAGCACGCCGAGCATGCGGCAGTCAGCGCGCGAGTGGCGGATGCGCTGAAACGTCGGTACGGAGAAGCACCGCTGACCTGAGTGTGGACATTGCCGCCGCGAGCCTGCTATGATGCTGCAACAGGCCCGCAGCGGCATGCGGATACCCTGAAAACTGCCCGAGCGGCGCGACACGTGAAGCCAGTCGTCGCCGCCGTAGCGCAGGCCCGGCGTGCCGGACACCCTGACCCAAGGCTGAATCATCAACCTCTGGAGTAGGAAATGTCCACCATTCCTCAATGGTTCGTGACGCAGTGGGACACTGCGGTTCGGACCGAAGCATCGCAAAAAGAGTCGCGCCTCATGGGCACGGTGTTCGACAAAGGCACCATCACCGGCGAGTCGTTCACCGTCAACCGCCTGGCCGACGACGGACGCACGCTCACCGCAAACACCGTGCGGCACGGCGACACCGAATGGTCGCTCGAATCGCAGTCGGCGGCCGTCGCCCTGATGTCCGACTTCTACGAAGCGGTCCCGCTCGATCGCAACGATATCCCGAAGATGCTGGTCAACCCGGTCACCGGCGGCGACTACATGGGCAACCTGATGGCGCGGCGCAATCGCACCATCGACAAGATCATCTACGACGCGGCCCGGGCAACGGTCACGCTCAAGGATGCGTCGACGATCGCGCTTCCGGCATCGCAGAAGGTCGCGGTCGGCGGCACTGCGTTCACCAAGGCCAAGCTGCTCACCACCCGCAAGATTTTCCGCCGCAACGAGGCGGACAAGGAAGCGGGCGAAGAGCTGTACATCGCCTACAACGACGAGATGCTCGAAGACATCTTGAGCGACACCACGCTGACGAGCGCCGACTTCCTGGCCGTGAAGATGCTTCAGGAGGGCGACGTGTCGCGCAACTGGATGGGCTTCAAGTGGATTCCGTTCAACGGGATCACGAAGGTGTCGACCGACTACTTCACGATCGCCTGGGCCAAGTCCGGCATTCATTTCGGCAAGGGCTACGAGGAAGGCAACGTCACCCGACGCGGCGACAAGAAAGACGCCTGGCAAGTCTCGATGGGGGCCAGCTACGGCGCTGTCCGCCAAGACGAGAAGAAGGTCGTCGAAATCGCCTTCCTGTAAGCAACCCGCCACCATCAAGGAGAATTTGACATGGCTGAAATCAACGGTCGCATCCCGACCGAATTGGCGGCGAACAGGAAGGCCCTGTACGACTCGCAAAGCAAATCGTTCGCGGCGGTCTGTGAAATGCCGCTCGTGCATGCTGGCGCCGCCATTGCCGACACAATCGGCTTTGGCATCGTTCTGAAGAAGGGCACGCGGCTCATGTGCCCAGTCGTGGTGAGCAACGGCGCCGGCACGGCGTCTTGCACGCTCGCGGTCGGCCTGCGCAACGCGAGCACGAAGGTGGTCAACGATGCGACGGCTGTGCTCGCGGCGACGGCGATCAACGCGGCGCAGAACATCACCGCACTCACCGGCACGAAGCTCACGAACGGCCAGCGCTACGTGCTGACCGAAGACTCGGAGCTGTACGGCACGGTCGCAGGCGCTGCGATCCCGGCGAACCAAGCCATCCGCATCGAGGTTCCTTACCTCGCGGCCTGATTGCTGGGCTTTTTGAGCAGTTGTCGCGGGGGCCTCACGGTCCCCGCTTTTCCTTGAGGATGCGAGACGATGGCCACCGATGTCGGGATTTGCAGTGCGGCGCTTTCGCTGCTGGGCGACAAGCCTATCAGCAGCCTGACCGAAGCGAACCGCGTGGCCGCGACGCTGTGCGCGAACATCTACCCGTTGGCCAAGGCCGACTTGATGCGCGCGCATCCGTGGAACTGCCTCACCACGCGCGTGGTGCTGTCGCCTGAGACAACGGCGCCGGCTTTCGAGTGGCGTTCGCAGTTCGTGAAGCCCGGGGACTGCTTGCGCATCATCTCGGTTGGGTACGACGGCTGCCCCGAGCCGTACCTGCTGGAGAACGGCAAAATCCTGGCGAACACCAGCATCCTGCGTCTGCTGTACGTGGCCGACAAGGGCGAGGGATTTTGGGACGCGAACCTCACCGACACGATGGTGAAACGCATGGTCAAGGACTTGGCCTATCCGATCACGAAGAGCGCAAGCGTTGCAGAGCTGAAAGCCGCCGAGTTCAAAACTTCCTTGAAGCTGGCAAAAGCAGTCGACGGCCAAGAGAACCCGCCCGAGGAATGGAACGACTCCCCGTTCATCTCAGTGCGCGGCGGCGCGCGAGCCTGACCCATGCCGCGCCTGCAAACCCTCACAAGCAACTTCACCGCGGGCGAGTTCTCGCCGCAGTTGCGTGGCCGCACGGACATCGAGAAATTCAACGCGAGCGCCGAGAAGCTCGAAAACGTGGTCGTGTTGAAGCAGGGCGGCGTGACGATGCGCCCGTCGATGGACTTCAAGGGCCAGGCAAACGGCGCGATCTCCGGCGCCAAGCGGCTGATCCCCTTCGTGTACTCGCGCGTCGATGCTTTCGTGCTTGAGTTCGGCGATGCGTACATTCGATTCTGGAGCAATGGTGCGCTGGTTCTTGATGCGCTTTTCTTGCCGTACTTCGTGGCGTCGCCGTACACCGCAGCGCAATTGGCGGACATCCAGTACACGCAGGGCGGTGACACGCTGCTTTTGTTTCATCCGGACGTTGCGCCGCACCGTTTGAGGAGATTCGGAACTGCGAACTGGGTTCTTGATTTGGTCCCGTTCGACCCGCCTGCACTGTACGAGTTTGGGCACGCATCGGCCACGGTAACGATTACGCTGTCTGCCGCTACGGTCGGTGCTGGGCGCACCGCGACCGCGAGCGCTGCTACGTTCGAGGCGGCGGATGTGGGCCGAACGGTCACCGCAGCTGGCGGCCTCATGACGATCACGGCGTTCACTTCGACGACCGTTGTCACGGGCACGATCACTCAGGCGTTTCAAGCCACGCTTCTCGCCGCCACCGCGTGGCGCCTACAAGGCACACCGCAGGCCGTTCTGACGCCGAGCGCTGCCGGCCCGGTTGGCACAGCCATCACCCTGACTCTCTCGGCGAATGGCTGGCGCGCGCCGGACGGAACGCAAGGATATGTCGAGGTCAACGGCGGTCTAGTGCGGCTCACGAGCCTGACGTCGGCGCTGATCGCGAACGGCATCGTTGTGCGCGAGCTGACCGGCGTTGTCGCGGCTCCGGCCGACGCATGGGTGCTACTCGGGCCGGCCTGGAACGCCTTCGACAAGTACCCGCGCACCGGGGCGCTGTTGCAGCAACGGCTCTGGGTCGGCGGAAGCGCCGGGTTTCCGCTGTCGTTCTGGGGTTCGAGATCAGGCCTGTTCTTCGACTTCACGCCTGGAACGCTCGACGATTCGGCCGTCTACAAGACTGTGGAAAGCGACGACAACAACATCATCTTGTCGCTGATCAGCGGCTGGGGAACGCTGATCGGCCTTACCTATGCCGGGGAATTCGACGTTCGCGGCGGCATCGAGAAGCCGATCACTCAACTCAATGCCCAGATCACGAAACGCACAGCCTGGGGCTCATCCGGAGCGCGGCCACTGCGCACCGGCACCGACGTGCTGTTTGTCGAGCGTGGCGGCACCGCAATTCGTGCGCTTCGGCGCGACATCGAATCCGGATTTTCAGCCGAAGACGTTTCGGTCTTCAGCGACCATCTACTGCTTGAAAGCGGCGTCGCTGAAATGGCCTACGAGCAAAGGCCGCATTCGGTTGTCTGGTGTCGCACTGGCGCCGGCAAGCTGCTGGCGATGACCTACAACACAGAGCAAAACCAGGTGTCTATTTGCAGCGGCTCGGCGTTGTCGAACGGGGTGATAAAGTCTCTCGTGACAGTTCCAGACGGCGCCGTCGATGCGACCTACGCGCTTGTCGAGCGCACGATTCTTGGCGCGGCGCTGTTGTACGTGGAGCGCTTGAATTGGACCGTGAGCCCTGGGCTCGACTGCCGAAGCGTTTACGCCGGATCGCCCGCTGCGTTCATTCCCGGGTTCCTCCAACTTTCAGGGCAAACTGTGACCGTGCTCGCCGACGACATCTTTGTCGGGACTGCCGTCGTGACGAATCTCGGCCAAGTGCAATTGCCGCGCGATGCATCGAAAGTTGAAATCGGAATTCCGTACACCGCGAGGGTGCGCCTGTCGGCCCCGGAAGTCGGAACCGGCACAGGCACAGCGCAAGCCCAGGCCATGAGCACGCACAGCATTTCCGTGCGATTCTTGAACACGATCGGCTGCAAGACCAACCTGCAAGACATGGGGTTCCAGCAATTCGACGGGCCACTTCTCGACGCGCCACCGGAGCCGTTCACCGGAGTCAAAACGGTGTCTGACAGCGGGTGGGAGAATGGCGAATCTGTGGTCGAACTTGTGCAAGAGTTGCCGTACCCGTTCACCGTGCTCACGGTCGTGCGCGGGATCACGGTCAACGCGGGTTGATGGGAGCAAGAATGGGATTCAGTCTCGGGACATCCGGCCAGAATATGCAGCTCGCCGGCACGGCAGCCCAAGGCGTGGCGTCGGTTGCCTACGCCGAGGCGCAATACCAGATGGCCAAGACGGATGCGGCGAGCGAGCGCGCGGCAGCTGCCGACCAGGCCGCGCTGATCCTGAAGGCAACTCTGCGCCAGCGCAGCGCAGCGCGCGCGGCCACGGCGGCGAGCGGCGCCAAGATCGACGCCTTCTCCCTCATGAACGAGCAGGAAATCTTGCAGGCCGGCGAGACCGACGCAGCCATGACGATCTTGAGCGGCGAGCGCCGGGCGAAAACGCACATGATCGGCGGCAAGGCTGCGCGCGCGGCCGGGTTGCAGTCGGCGGCGTCGTCGATGTTCAGCGCGTCGTCGCAGATCAAGGGCTGGAAGGGCATCAAGACGCCGGCCTTCTACGACGGCACGACGGGCGACTTCTCGGCGCCGCAGGGGTGATGCAGCATGGCTCAAATTCCAGGATCGCAGGGGCTCGGTGAAGTTGTCGCGCGCCCCGTCCGCCTCAACGAGACGCAAGTTCCGCGCGCCGCGTTCGGGTCTGAGATTGCGGCCAATGTTGCCGAAACCGGCGCCGCGATGGTGCGCGACGAACAACAGCAGGTGCGGGAGTGGGCGGCGGAGAAAAACCGCGAGTTGGCTCAGCAGTTGGCCGCGCGCAAGGCCGCCGACCGCGCGCAGGCGCTGACCGAACTCCAGTTTGCGGGCGACGATCTGGCGGCCCTCGGCGACGAATTCGCCAACGGCATCAAGACCGGCCAGATCGACAAGACGAAGGCCGGCGAGGAATGGGTGACCCAGGCACGCGAGCGCGCGGCGGCGGCGCTGGAGAAGGTGCCGGCCGATCACCGGCCCGACGTTCAGCGCGATCTGGACCACCGCGTGCGCCGGGGGCAGATGCTTGTCGGCAAGGCGGTAACGCAGCGCGACCAGCAAGACGTGCGCAGCGGGATCGACCAGAACATGGAAGCCGCGTCGCGGATGTACATGACCGACCCGAAGGGCGCCGACGCGCTCATGAACGGCGTGCTTGACGCGCTCGGCCCGCACAGCGGCCTGGCGCCCGACCAGGTGCAGAAACTGCGGCAGACCTACCTGGAGAACAGCCGCTACACCGCCGGCTACGAGGCTGTGAGCAGGGCACGCGACAATCGCAAGGCGCTGGACGCGGCGGACAAGTTCATCGACGGGTTGACCGAACTCGACCCGCAGAAGCGCGTGCAGCTGCTGGACCGGAGCGCGGCCTACAAGCTGCACCTGGACCAGAAGGCCGAGGTCGCCGCCGCGCGTGCCCAGCGGCAGGCCGAGGCGACATTGAAGAAGGCCGAAGCGACGTTCACTGCGGCGTCCGCGCTGGCCGAGAAGGGGACGTTGAACGCGGACTACGCCGACAAGGTGATCAGCCAGCTCGGCGGAACACCCTATGCCGATGCGTTCCGCCAGATGGTCGAGACGCAGCGCGAGACCGGGCCGCTTGCCGCGCAGCCGCTCGCCCAGCTGCGCGCCACGGTGCAAGCACTGGACAGCAAGATCGCCAAGGAAGGGTTGACGCCGCAGCTCGAGAAGATGCGCGGCCGGTACCAGCACGTTCTGACGGCTGCCGAGGGCGACTACGCCAAAGACCCGTTGCCGGCGGCGCTCGAGCGCGGCGTGATCGACGAGCTGGTGCCGCTCGATCTTGGAAACGTGCAGACGCTTGCGGCATCCGTGGTTGGGCGCGTGGCTCAGGCTGAGCAGGTTCAGGCCGTCACGGGCAAGCCGGTGTCGCCGCTGACTGGCGCCGAAGCTGACAAGGTGGGCGAGATGCTGGCGATCCTGCCGCCGGCCGAGCGCTCGAAGGCGGTTGCCGCGCTGGCGCAGCAGACCGGGCCGAAGGTGGCCAGTGCTCTGGCGGCGCAGATCGACAAGAAGGACCGTGCGCTCGGCCTGGCATTCGCGCTCGCCGGCTCGGCCACCACCAACGGGCGCATGACTTCCGAACTGGTGCTGAAGGGCGCGCAGGCCAAGAAGGACGGCACCAGCACCAAGGGCGAGAAGTTGCCGGACGTGAAGGCCGGGCAGTGGCGTGCGCGGGCGACGGCGGACCTGGACGGCGTTTTCGCCAACCAGCAAACCACCGAGCAGATCAGGGACGCGGCCGAGCTGATCATGCACGGCATCGCGGCCGAGCAGGGCGGGCGGCTGACCGAGAAGGACATGGATCGCGCGGTCGGCCTGGCGCTGGGTGGTACGCTGGTCGAACACAACGGGCGCAAGGTTCCCCTGCCGGCCGGCGTGGATGAAGACGGGCTGAACAAGCGGCTTCGCGCCGTGTCGCGCGAGGAGCTGATCAAGCAGGCCCCGACCGGCATGGTGCGCGCCGGCGGTCAGGAAATTTTCCTCGAAGACTTCAGCAAGTCTCTGCCGGCGCAGCAGTTGATCCCGGTCAGTCCGGGGCGTTACGGGGTGCTTGTCGGCGGCCGGCCGGTCACGAACCAGGCCGGCAAACCCATTGTCATCGGTGTGCAGTGATGGACTTCGACAACAGCGCCCAAGTCGATGCTTTGGCCAGCGCGCCGCCCGGCCCGCCGCCGGCGCCGGCAACGCGCGCGAAGGATTCGGTGTGGGCCCAGCCCATTCGCGGGCTCGCGGCCGGTCTCGGCGACCTGGCTGCCAGTGCCTCCGAGCTGGCCGTTGGGCAGTTCCGCACCATGCAGGCGATGGATGAGCAGACCCAAGACCGGCTGCGCCGGCAGCGCGCGGGCGAAACCGTTGCGCCCAGCCAAGGCGTGAGCGCGAGCGGAGAAACCGAGCTGTCGCGCGACCTGCGCACCGTGGCGCGCGGCTACCGGCCGGACCCGGCCACGACCGGAACGGCTGAAAACGTGGTCTTCGAGTTGTCGCGCGTGCTGCCCAAGGCGATCGGCTACACGCTGGCTGCCGGGCCGCTCGGGGGGGCGGCCGCGCTCGGCACCGACGAGGCGATGACCAGTTACAGCGAAATGATTCACAAGGGCGTCGACCCGGAGACCGCGAAGAGGGTCGCCGGCGTGACGGGCGTCGCGGCTGGCGCTGGGATTCTGCTGCCAATGTCCGGTTCGACCGTGGCGCGCACCGCCGGGCTGTACGCGCTGGGCGGGCCGGGCGCATTCGTCGCGCAGCAGGCCCTGACGCGCGAGATTCTTGGCCAAGCCAATTACACCGACCTGGCCAAGTCGTTCGACCCGCTTGACACCACCGGACTGGCGCTCTCGCTGCTGATCCCGGCGCCGTTTGCCGCTTGGGGGCTTCGGTCCAACCTGAAGGCCAAGAAGGTTTCACGTGAAACAACGCCGCCGGCTGGCGAGACGGTAACGCCAGCAGCGCCAAAGCCCGAGGCCGCACCTACCGTACTGCCGGAGCACATCGACGCCGCGATGGTGCACAACCTGACGTTGCGCCGAGACATGAGGGCGGCCGTCGAGGAAGACACGACGACGCATCTGGCCGCCCAGGGCGAGCGCATCACGCCCCTTGCTGAATTTGCCGCGGCGCGCGAGATCACGGAACCGGCGGGGCCGAAGGATGGGCCGGACACGTTTCTCGCCTGGTTGCGCGATCAAGGCGGCGTGTCATCTGCCGAAAAGCTGGACATCACGGGAGAACGCAGCGGCCTGAGTCGCGGCGCGATCTTCAAGCGCGGCGGACTGCGGCTTGACGAACTCGCGCGCCGGGCCGAGGCCGAAGGATTCCTTCCGCCCGGATCGGTTGAATCGGCGCTGGACAACGGCGGAACTCGGGCGATGGCCGACCTGGTGCAGCGCGCGGCCGGTGGCGAGCGTGTTCTGACGGCCGCTCAGGAAATCGAGAAGCTGGCCCGCGACCGGATGGACGCAGATGTGCGCACGCGGGTCGAAATGCTGGAAGAGCGCTTGAAGCTGCTGGGCGAAGACCCGGCGCCGGCAAAGGGCGATCTTGCGACGCTCGAATCCTACCTGGCCGCGAACGAGGATCGGCTTGTCGCGGTTGCGATGAACGACATCGCCGAGCAGCGGCGCGCGCAACTCGAAGTGCCGGCCAGGGCGCCGAAGCCTCCGCCGGCGCAGGTCGAGCGCGCCCGGCTTGCCATGCAAGACGCCGCCGATAGCGGCCGGCCGCTCGAAGACGTCGCCGCCACGCTCCCGCCCGACGTTCAGAACCTACTTGTCGGGCTGCGCGAAGCCGGCGCCGATGCCGCGCGCGCCGAGCGCATGCTGTCGGACTTCGCGCGCACGGCCGAGGCTCAGCCTGGCCGCTCGACGGTGGACATCGCGGCCGACGTGGTGGAAGCCGGGCGCCGCGGCGAGACGGTCACACCAGAGCCGCAGCCCAAGGCGCCGGCCACTCCCGAGACTGCGGCGGCCGATTCGATCAAGGCGCGCATCGCAAGCCTGGAGGCTGAGGCGCCCGACATGGTGGTGCGCATCGACGCCGACGGCAACCCGGTGACGCTGGCCGACGAACTGGCCCGCATCCGGCGCGAAGCCGCAAGCGGGACCGACGACGTTTTGGGATCGAACGATGCGCCGCTTCTGCGCGTGGCAGCAGACTGCGCGCTATCTACAGGGGTGCCGGGATGAGCTGCAAGACGACCAGCGACAGGATCGACCCTGCGACAATTGTCCACTTGATGACGCGCCACCAGGCTGAGAAGTACCTGTTTGCGCCGCGAACCGACCCAGAGGCAGCCAGGCCGAACAGCCAAACCCATCCGATCATCAAAGCCAGCGAACCGAAGAAAACGAGGAGTTGATCCGTGGCCATCTCGCCCAAGTGTATCGCCCAGTTGACCGCCGCCGCCGGCAAGCCGCTGAGCGCCGGAAAACTGCGGGCGATCGAAACCGAGTTGGACGCGACGATGCGCGAACTTGCCCGGCGCGACAAGACGCGCTGGCGCACGCTGAGCCGCGACCAGCGCATGGCCGAAGCTGCGGCCGAGGCGATGAAGAACATCCAGGCCGAGGCGCAGCTGAAGGAGTACCGTGCCACGCTGCAAGCCCTGCGCGGCGGCGAGACGATGGAGCGCATCAGCGCGCAGCGCAGGATCAACGATCTGACGCAGAGCCAGGCGCTTGTGCGCGACATCGAGCAGACCAGCCAGTACATCGACGCGGTGCGCAACGACACGATCAGCGGCTTGACCGACCTGCTTGACGCGGCCGACTCGAAGGACGGCACCGGCGTGCTGCGCAATCTGGCGATGCGCGTGTTCGACCTGGACAACCCGGCGATGACGGGCGACATCGTGCGCGAGGTCTTCAAACTGGCGGACGGGCATACTGGGAACCCGGCGGCGAAGGCTGCTGCCAAGGCGTGGCTCGACAGCATCGAGGCCATGCGCCAGCGCTTCAACGCGGCCGGCGGCAACGTGGGGAAGCTGGCCTACGGCTACCTGAGCCAAACGCATGACGCTGTGAAGGTATTCGAAGCCGGTGCCACGCGCTGGGCGGATACCGTGCTGCCGCTGCTGGACCGCGAACAGTACGTTCGCGCTGACGGCGCGCTGATGCTGGACGTCGAAGTTCGAGACCTGCTGATCGGCGCGCATGCAACGCTGGCCACCGGCGGCAAGAACAAGATCGAGCCAGGCCAGTTCACCGGCACCGGTGCGCGCGCAAATCGTGGGGCCGACCATCGGGTGCTGCACTTCAAGGACGGCGATTCCTGGATGGCCTACATGCGCGAGTTTGGCGAAGGCTCGCTCTACGATTCGATGATGGGGCACGTCGGCGGAATGGCGCGCGACATTGGCTTGGTGGAGCGCTACGGGCCGAACCCGGAGCAGCAATTCCGCGTGCAGAAGGACATCGCCGAGCGCGCGGACACCGCTGGCTCGATGGCCAACCGCGCTGCACTGCTGGTGAAGCCGGAGAGCGCGTGGAACGTGGTCAGCGGCAAGGCCGGCATGCCAGAGAACCGGGTCGCGGCGCAGATCGGCCAGGACGTTCGCAACGTGCAAACGGCGGCCAAGCTGGGCGGCGCCGTGCTGTCGAGCTTCACCGACGTGGGCACCATTGCCAGTTCGCTGCACTACAACCGGTTGCCGTACTTCGACATGCTGGCGAACATCGGCCGGCAGATGACGCCGACGAATCGCGCGTGGCTGGCTGAGCATGGCGTGATCGGCGATGCGCTGGTGACGACGCTGAACCGCTGGACCGGCGACAACATGACGCACAGCCTGACCGGGCGCGCGGCGAGCGCCGTGATGAAGCTGTCGCTGATGAACGCCTGGACCGATGGGCTTCGCGGCGCTTTCGCCCAAACCATGATGGGCGGGCTGGCGCGCATGGCGAAGAAGGATTGGGCCGGGCTCGACGGCTGGGACCGCTACCTGCTGGAACGCAAGGGCATCACCGAACAGGACTGGGCGATCATCAGCAAGGCCGTGCCGGAGAAAGACCCGAGCGGCATTGACCGGCTGACGGCCGACGGCGTGCGCGCTACCGGTGCGGATGGGGCAGAGCAGGTTGCCACAAAGCTGCTCGCCTTCGTGATCGACGAGTCGCAATTTGCGGTGGTGAACCCGGACGTGGCCACGCGCTCGATCGTGACCGGCGGCGGTCTGCCGACCGGCACTCTGAAGGGCGAGGCGATGCGCTCGTTCGCCCAGTTCAAGAGTTTCCCTATCGCGATGATGACGCGGCACTGGCGCCGGATCATGGAGACGCCGCAGGGCCTGGACGGCGCTCCGCTTGGGTTTGGCGGTGAGACGGTGGCCGCCGGCCGCGTGAACAAGGCCATGGGCATGGCCGCGCTGGCCACAACCGGCATGATGCTCGGCGCGATCGTGCTCCAAAATAAAGCACTCGTGCTGGGCAAAGACCCCTACGACATGACCGAGGGAAAGTTCTGGATGCGCGCTCTGGCGCAGGGCGGCGGTCTGGGGTACCTGGGCGACCTGATCTTCAAAGACCCGACCGAGCAGCGCGGGAACACGGTCGAGCAGACGGTTGGAACGGTGCTCGGCCCGGCCGCCGGCGCGGCCGCCGGATTTGCCGGCGACATCGTGATCACGAATGCCTGGGAGGCTGCCAAGGGCAAGGACACCAAGATCGGCGCCGAGGCGCTGCGCTGGGCGAATTCGCAGTTGCCCGGGCAATCGCTATGGTGGTCGCGCGGGGTGTGGGAGCATGCGTTTCTGTTCCAGGCCCAGGAGGCGCTGAACCCTGGCTACCTCGCGCGCATGAAGCAGCGCGCGCAACGCGATTGGGGGCAGGGGTACTGGTGGGATCCTGCCGAGTTGACTCCGGATCGCGCGCCGGCATTTGGCAACATCACGGGGGATTGACCATGAGGCAAGACCAGTACGAACGGCTCCAGGCGCTGGAGGAAACCATGCTCGACGTGTTCATCGAGGAGGCGACGCCAGCCGAGTGGCCAGGCCACGGCCTGCGCATTGCCGCGATGGACCCGCAGACGCGCGGTGATCGGTACTGGGCGAAAAAGAACGCTGCGGCGACTGGAATCCTGGTGAACCGCGTGGCCTGCATGATCGGCACGGCGCAGACCTTCGGCGGCACGACCCAGGCCGAGGGTGAAGCGGCCACGGCCGAGCGCCAGATGGACGCCGAAATCGCCAGCGCTGAACGCGAGGCCGAGCGGCTGATCCGTGACATGCAAAGCGGGGCGACGAAGCGAGCCTTCGACCGCAAGGTGCATGGGGCGTGACGTTTCCTTCCTGACCTTCTTCCTTCTCTGGGCTCGGCTCCAGGGTTGGAAGGTTCCGCTGCTGCATGCGCGCATGTGCAAGTGGCTGGACGATTGCAAGCACCCCGAGCGCGTGCTGATGGTGTTTCGCGGCGCCGGCAAGTCGACGCTGTACGCGGTCTACAAGGCATATCGCCTCTACAAGAACCACAGCCACCGGTCGCTTGTCTGGTCGGCCGACAACGATACGGCCGGCATGCTGACGGCGGACACGATCAACGTGCTGCGCAATCACCCGCTGACGCGTGGCATGTTGCCCACGAAGCCGGGCGCGAAGAAGTTCTGGGTGACCGGGGCGAGAGACGCGCGCAACGCCAGCATGCGCGCGGTGGGGGTAACGTCGAATGCCACCGGCGCTCGCGCTGACGACGTGGACTTCGACGACATCGAAGTGCCTGGCAACATCGAGACTCCCGAGGCGCGACTTAAGCTGCGCCAGCGCATCAGCGAATCGACGCACATCGCGGTCCCGGGAGCCCAAAAGACCTACCTCGGCACGCCGCACACTCACGATTCGATCTACCCGGAAACAATCGCCGCAGGGGCCGCCGTGCTGAAGATTCCCCTGTTCGAGCACTCGGTTCGCTACAAGGACACGAAGGAGCGCGTGCGGTACGCCTTCGATCATACGGTGCGCTCGGATGGCCTGTACGTGATGGCCGGCATTGGCACCGGCGCGCGGCTCATGGTCGATGGACTGGATTACCGCTTCGTCGGCGGCGAGATTGTTTTCGCGGTTCCGCCCGGCGTGGTGATCGACATCTGCTCAGGATGCGCCTGGCCGGACCGCTTCACGCGCGCCGAGGTCGAGACCCGCCGCAGGCAGACTCGCACCCTCAACGCATGGGACAGCCAGTACATGCTTGAGGCCAAGCCGATCAGCGAAATCAGGCTCGACCCGGCGAGCATCCAGGCCTACGACTGCGAGCCGCGTTTCCTGATCGCCAACAAGACGCTGACGATGTGGCTGGGCTCGGTGCAGATCGTCGGCATGGCTCTGCGCTGGGACCCATCGAGCGGCAAGCTCAAGAGCGACG